CTTTCGGGTGTATCATGTGTCCCTGGTCGGGACGCCAGCCACTACAGGCTGCAGCCGTTCAGTATCCGAAAGGAGCATGAACTGTGTTCAATCACAAGGCAGCGGTGATGCGGCTTCGGGCGATTGGTATTCAAACCGATCAGGCACGCGCCATGGTGGAGCAAGTCCAGAAGTGGTCGTGCTCTACAGGTAGTGGTGAAGAATGGACGGTGGAACGATTAAAGGATATAAAACTCCTTTTGTTGCACCATTTCTCTGGATTACCTCCAGCAGAAACCAAGACATGGATCAAAGTTCGCGCTGATGGGACAGTTAAAGGTCCTTTCAGAGGATTATTCCTGCTAAGCAAACGAGAGTTTGCAAAAGCATGGAACGCGATTTTGATCTACACTGGTTTCGTGTTTAACCATCCGGATCTCCGGATCACACGGAAGCAGTGGAAAAAGATGGTGGACGCAGTTATGCGTCCAGCCTTGACTGTCGAGGCTACAGTTAATAGCCTAGCCATGACCCACCAATCTCCGTTCCGCGTGTCTCTTAAGGTAAGAGGGGAAACCGGAAGTGCACTGGTTGATTATCCAGTCTCTCCCACACGCAGAGCGCCAGGCTTCTGGGAAACAGTCCCTGAAGAGGAAGGGGTCTTAGACTCCTTTATACCTCTCTATCGTCGCGTCCATTGGACTCAACAAAACTGGGACATCCTCCAGGGCACGGTTCGAGGGTTTGAAGGACCCGTGTTAGACACCTTAGAGATTAATCTCTCTGAAGATGCTCGATCACCGGGAATCGATCCTACTGACTTGCGACCTGAAATGGGTTTAATCAGCCTAATTCAGGAGCCAGGTTATAAGCTTCGATTCGCTGCGAACCCGTACCGGGTTTACCAAATGGCTTTACAACCACTTGGTAATGCCTTGTTTGATGCTCTTCGAAGGGTACCGAACGACTTTACGTTCGACCAACAGGGTGGTATTGACTTTGTTCAACGCCTCCTGGGATCAGGTCTACCAGCTGCGAGCATGGATCTGTCTAATGCGACAGACAATGCTCCTTTAGATGCACAGCTGGAACTTCTAGGTCTGATGGGTGTCAGTACCCGATGGCTCCAGTTTTTCCGTGACACCTGCCGTGGCGACTGGTATGTTAGTACATCCCGGTCTTCCGGTTGGCAGTTACTGAGGTGGTCCGTGGGATCTCCCTTGGGTTTATATCCGACTTTTGCCAGCTTTGCACTCTGGCATCATTCGGTTGTCCAGTACTGTTTTTCAATGCTGGACTGCCCCAAGCTGGACAACATTTACCCATATGCAATTGTGGGTGATGATGTCGTGATCTTGAATTGGGAGGTAGCGAACCTTTACAGGACTGTTATGTCGGAAATGGGCGTTCCCATATCAGAGAGTAAAACTCTCTGGTCAAGAACCACCGCCGAGTTCTTAGGGCGGGTGATAACACCTTCTCAGGTGTTTCAGGGTTTTAAGTGGAAGGGCCGTTGTACGGACGAGTCTTTTGTTGATTTCGCTCGTAACATCGGTCCTGGCTCTCTCATCCTTATGAGAGATCGACAGAGGAGGGTGCTCAACTACATAGCGGATTTACCTTATCCCTATGGCTTGGGCTGGAACCCTCTCGGTATTCCACTAGAAGAACGCCTGACCCCAGATATTGAGAATATCTGGTCCCGCGATGAACGGGTGAGGACTTTTTCTAGGCGTGCCGCAAGAGTTGCCCGTCTTCTTTACATGTCGAAGCGAGCTGGAGGCGCTGTGTTGAGTCGCGAACTCGATGCGGCGTTCCTAGCCTCCGACCAGGAGGCAGAGGAGGTTCTACACTATCTACTTCCAGGGTGGAACCTGGGCGTAGAGATGTGGGGGAACCTGCAGGAGATTGCCCGGTTAAGAGCCGGTATGTCCCCTGACATCCTCGAGAATATCCGTCTTATGCTTCAGCGGACATCTTACGTCGAGCGACGTACAGAAGTTCCAACACTGGTCGTGTTGGAGCGGAAAATCCGTAGCGTGCTTGCCCGAGGTCGATAGCCCTACTCTGATTGTAAGACAGTCGGAGTTGCTTAAATGCCGTGATCAAGGTCGCCCTTGAGTAAGGCGGTTCGGCATGGAGAAG